GATTTGGAGAAGAAAACGATATCTGTAAACCGGACATTTGGTGAAACCGGGCGCACGTTGGGTTCTTTGCGTGAAAAAATAGCACTCCTTCAGGCTGAACGGGAATGGATACCGGCTGAAAATATTGAAGGCATCCGGGCATATAACCGGGAAATGAAGAAACTGACAAAGGAGATTGACAAACTGGAATCTCTGAACGGGGGTAAATTTAAGAAGTGGAGTAAAGAAGCATTTGCAGCAATTCCGGGTAGTAACCTGATAAATAATCCGCTTATTACCGGTGTTGCCGCATTAGGGTTTTCCGGGAAATCTGCAATGAACTTTGATGAAGGCATGGCACAGGTGAATATCACCGCGCAACTGGATGAAACCGGACTTTCCGATCTAAAAACAAAACTCAAAAAGATTGCGAAAGATAATAGGACGGATGTACTTATCGCGCCTGTCGGATTTGAGAAGATCAATTCACAACTCAACGACGTGGATTTATCCTTGTCGATTCTTGATGCTTCCCTTAAAGGTAGCAAAGGGGGATTTACAGCACTTGATACTGTGTCCGGAGCACTAGCCCAAACACTTTCTATTGTAGGGAAAGAAAATGCAAGTGCACAGGAGGTTTTAGATACATTCTTTGCCGCTAAACGCGTAGGTGCCGGCGAATTTGCCGACTTTGCACGTTATATGCCGAATTTGATCGCTGGTGCTTCAATTCTTGGAATCGGCTATAAAGAAGTTGCCGGAACATTTGCTTATATGACCGGAAAGGGTCAGAGCGCGGAGCGTGCCGCTGTCCTTATGGAGAATGCTTTCTCCGTACTTGGCCGTGCTGATGTGCGGGGCAAAATGGAAAAGGCCGGTATCAGTGTTTTCGATGACACCGGAAAGATTCGTCCTGTCGTTGATATATTCGGCGACTTGCAAGGTATATTGTCACAACTTAACGATGAACAAAAATCCTCATTGCTTGAAAAATTCGGAATTGTCGATAAGGAAGCTAAGAACGCATTTGCCGTTCTTTCCTCTGACATTGATAAACTGAAGGGTTCCATGAATGATGTTGCCAATTCTAGCGGGGAAACGGATAAGGCATTGCAATATTCGAAGAACTCAATACAAAAAGCAACGGAAGTATGGGAATCATTCAAGAATGTAGGTCTTGAAGTTGGCACGTTCATTCTTCCTCTTATTAACACAGGGCTTGATGTAGCCAGCACAATATTAAGCGGATTGGGGTATGCTGTCAACCTTATCAATAACCTGTTTTCTTGGTGGTGGGAACAACTAGCAACCGGGAACCCGCTTATTTGGGGTATGACCGGGGCTATCGGTGCATTATCGGCTGCACTCCTTGTAAATTGTGTGCGAATGAATGCCCTTTTGGTTGCCAGTAAAGCAAAACTGATTTGGGACGGACTGCAAACCGGTGCTACATGGTTATTAACCGGTGCGCAATGGGCATTAAATGCAGCGTTCTATGCTTCCCCTTTAGGCTGGATTGCGTTAGCAATCGGAGCAGTAACGGCGGCCGTAGTGTATTGCTGGAATCATTTTGAAGGCTTCCGCAAATTTATAATGAGTATGTGGGAGACTATAAAAGAGTTTGGGCGCGTATTACTCGACGCCATTGTTTCCCCATTTAAACAGGTTCTAAAAGGGCTTGGCGGAGTTGGTTCTGCATTGGTTGCCCTTGTTAAAGGAGATTTCAAAGAAGCGGCTTCGGCAGCAAAAGAGGGATTCAAGGATATCGGCATAGGACTTGCCAAGTCTTCACCTTATGGAATAGCTCATAATGTTATTAAGAATGGTAACTGGTCTGAAGCATGGGAAAAGGGACAACAGAAAGGTGCAAAAAGTTGGCAGGAATCTCAAAATAAAAAGAATGAAAAGTCTAATAGTATAGACAGTCTCATTCCGTCAGCCATTCAGCCGGAAACACCTGTTGTCAATTATGACGACTTGATGAAGAAACTAGCTAAAACAAAAAGCCGGCAACAAAGGGAAGAAGGTTATAAACCTGAACGAAACGTCAAAAACGGCACAGGATTATAAAGAGACTTCCGATTATACGGCCGTTACAAAGAAGTTTGAACCGGTGAAAGTCAACCTGTCACCCGTATCCCAAACGATGGCAAAGGCAGACACTTCCGGTAAAATCATAGACGGGCGATCACGCTTTGCAAAAGCGGATGATTCACGGCAACAGTATGAACCGGAAAAGGAAAACTATCTGGCTGATATAATGCGCAATGTTCGCAAGATTGCGGCCGTGGCTGCCATTCCTTTGGCGGTAAATATTGCTGCACCAGCACAACCGGCACAGGCGAATGACAAACTAGCCTTTACGCAGTTAGTACAACCGGATATAACAGCAGATATTCCCGCGCCGGTTTTGGCCGTTAATGTTCCGCCAGTACAGGATAAGATGCAACCGGTAAACAAGCAGGAAACACCAGCTTTGACACAGCCTGTTCCGCCGATCATCACAACGGATATTCCCGCGCCGGTTTTGGCCGTTAATGTTCCACCAGTACAGGATAAGATGCAACCGGTAAACAAGCAGGAAACACCAGCTTTGACACAACCTGTTCCGCCGATCATAACAACAGATGTTCCCGCACCTGTTCTGACCGTTAATGTATCGCCGGTACAGGATAAGATGCAACCGGTAAACAGACAGGAAACACCGGCTTTAATACAGCCTGTTCCGCCGTCCATAACAACGGATATTCCCGCGCCGGTTTTGGCTGTTAATGTTCCGCCGATACAGGAGAAAGCAAAAACAATTCCTGCTAATCCGTTTTCTATCCAGCCTGAACAAAGTTCTGAAGTTCCGGGGATATATATTAAAGAGCCGGTTAATACAAAGAAAGAGGGTTTTCAAGAGTTGGCAGATAGTGTCCGTAATTTGTCGTTACTCTCCGAAGCTACACCGATAGCCAGTGCATTTCCTGTCGGCCAAATGGGGGCAAATATGATTCAGGAAAGAGGGGCTGACTATATGAATAGGATACCACAAATCAAGAATGATATTCTTATTCCTGAAATGGCTGTACCCGACACGAATGTATACAATATAGACAATAATAAAAACGAAAGAGTCGATGAACGCACAAGTATATTCAGTGAAAAGGAAACAGTGAGAGATACGGGAAAGATTATTCAGATAGACAGAGTTTGCGACCAGATTGTCATACATGTTGAAAATACGGACAAAAAAGGTGAAAGCGAAATCCGCAATGCTGTGATTAAGGTATTTAATGAAATTTACGAAGTGTAGGTAGTATGGAATTTAATATTGCAAAAGTTTTAGTTTCCGCTTTGGGATACAAAGGTTTACCATATCCCGGTGTGTGGTTCCCTTCTGGTAAAATCACCGGTAAAGAACCGGAGTACCAATATGAAGGACAGGCAAAAGATGTCAGGACACATTCAGATTTAGGTTCTGTACTACGTAAACAGGACGCGCAGGGACGATATTACTTTATGCCCGTCGTATTGGAGCACAAAGGCAAGGAATATGAAATACCGAACTCTGTTATCAGCTTCACCGGAAAAAAGAACATTGTAGAAACTGCAATGGTCGGACGCAAAGGCAGTGTGAAGGAACTTATAAATATAGATGATTATGAAATCAGTATTCAGGGAGTTGTACAGTCTGATGATTTCCCTGAAGCGGAACTGGTTGAACTCAACGAACTATATAATATCAATGAATCCGTCATACTAAAATGCGCACTAACCAACGTATTTCTTGAAGAAGATGATAAAGTAGTTATAAAGAGCCTTGATGTGTCGGATATGAAAGGAACTGACAGTTTTGTCATTATTAAAATGTCGTTAATTACAGATCGGAATTTTGAGCTAATAATTGAATAACCATGTTTGTACTTTGCAGTGAAATAAAGATAGGAAGTGTTTCTTTTAAGTCGGTACATGAGGTGCAGATAAAAAGAAGCATCTACAGCCTTGCGGCAACGGCTATAATTAAAATACCTGTTACTGCCGTTCTTAAACATACCGGAGAACCACCGGCACATATTGAGACAGCCAGTACAATAAAGGCGGGTGACAAGGTTGAAATCCGCCTGGGATATGATAACAGTTTCAATACGGAATTTGTCGGGTATGTGAAACGGTTAAATTATAAAGTGCCTTTAGAAATAGAATGTGAGGATGAATACTACATGACGCGTTATGTCAATTGTGTATTTTCAAAAAAAGAAACGACATTAAAACAGTGTTTGAATGCCATTCTACCGGAAATTAAAGTGGCTTCCTGTGTAGACCTTACATTAAAGAATTTTGTGATTAACAACAAGCCGGGAAGCTGGGTACTCGGATATTTGAAGAAAGAATATGGTTTGACGGTTTTCTTTGACATAAACGGAAATCTGTATGCAGGAAAGGCGCATGATGTAAAGGGGGAAACTGTTAAATACCGGCTTCGGTATAATGTCGTAAAGGATGATGATTTGAAATATCAACTCGCCAACGATGTAAAACTGAAAGTAAAGGCTATCTGCTATTATAAAGACGGGACAAAGATAGAAGGAGAAATCGGGGAAGAAGGCGGTGAAACAAAGACATTATACTATTACGATGTAAAGGATGCGAAGGAACTGAAAACGCTGGCCGGAGAAGAACTCAAACGATATTCATTTGACGGGTATAGGGGAAAGATTGAAACATTCCTTTTTCCCTTTTCCCTTCCCGGTATGGTTGCAGAACTTGACGACCCGGTTTATCAGGAACGTAACGGGACTTATTTTATCGAAAGTACAGAAGTTTCTTTCAGTACTTCAGGAGCACGTAGAACGGTTGAATTAGGTATAAAGGCATGAATGAAATAGAAGAAATACGGCGTAAAATTATGGGCGAAAGCAGGGATAGTTCGGTTTTTCCTGCAATCGTGACAAAGGTAGATGAAAGTGACTTCACCTGTGAAGTGCGCCGTGATGATGCCGTGGACTATTTCGATGTGCGTTTGCGGGGGCTGGTAAAGGGAGATTTACAAGGATTTGCCTTTATCCCCAGATTGCAAAGTACCGTATTGGTTTGCCGCATTGGTAAAAGCAACGAGTTGTTTGTCTGTCAGTTTACGGAAATAGACAAGGTTATTTTTACCAGCGCGGACATTTCCCTGACAGTTGATGCGGACAGGATTGAAGTATTGAAAGGCGGTAATATTTCTATATTCATCGATTCGGAAAGCATGGCTATACAAGCCGGGCAGGCAACAATAAAAGCCACGACCAGAGGATTGACACTGACAAAAGGTTCTTCCGGTCTTAAAAAAACACTGAACGACCTTTTAGCGGCCATTCAGAAATTGACAGTAACGACAAGTTTAGGCCCAAGCGGGCCGCCTATTAATATGGCTG